CTAAAAAACAAATTGAAAAATATCATGATAAAAGAACCTCTTGTCAGGTATTGGGTTGCATAATGAAGAATCCTAATTTATTAAAAGATAAAAAATATGCGTTACATAAAGACGATTTTCCAAATGGGCTACACCAATTAATTCATACTTGTGTATATAATTTATCTCTTCAAGGATTGAATGAAGTAAAGATAGCAGATATAGAAACATACTTAAATACAAATGATCCTAAGTCATATAAAGTGATTTTTGATAATGAAAAAAACATTGAATGGTTATCAGGGATATATGAAGACGGTAATAATACAAATTATGAATATTACTATAATAAGTTGAGAAAATTATCGCTACTAAGAAGTTATATGAGTGAAGGCACAGACGTATCTGGTATGTTAGATATGGATGAAATAGACCATATAATTATTAAACAACAACAAGAAAAATTTGAATCTATGACATTAAATGAGGTTCAACAATACTTTGATAGGAAAAATTTTAATGTTAAAGAAAAGTTTTTAATAAGAGACTCAACAAAACGAAGAAAAGCTGGGGACAATGCAGATGAGTTAAGAGTAAAAATGAAAGAATCTCCTTGTTATGGATATGGGCTAGAAAGCAAATACCTAAATACACTAACTTATGGTGCATTAAAGGGTGGGTTTTTTCTTGAAACAAGAGATAGTGGTAAAGGGAAAACGAGAGCAGCCATAGAGAGATTGCTTTTAATATGCTGTTCTCATATTTGGGATTTTGATAAAGAAGACTTTGTTCTAAATCCAAATGGACAAAACAATGTTGGACTGTACATAGGGACAGAAATGAAAATCTATGAAGAGTTAGAACCTATGATGTGGGCATTTGTTAGTGGAGTAGAAGAGTTTAAAATTAAGAAAAATATCATGACTGAAGAGGAAGAAATAAGAGTAGATAGAGCCATTGAGTATGTTAAAAATACAAAGTTATTTTTAGAAGATGAACCTAATTATGATTTAGCATACATAAGAAATACTGTAGATAGATATAAAATTAATGAAGGATTAGATGCTTTAGCTATTGATTATCTTGAATTAACTGTAGCGTTAACTTCTGAATATGTTCAATTAACTAAAGGGATGTCTGCCAGAGAAGATCAGGTATTGTTAAATCTTTCCTCTAACACAAAAACAATGGCAACAGATTATGATATTGTTATTTTTGGATTTACACAAACTACAGATGAAGCCCGCAGAGATGGTGTAAGGGATCAAAGAGCTGTAAAGGGTGCTAGGTCATTGCCAAATAAAGCAGATGTAGGTATAGTTGTTTTTGCACCTACAAAAAAAGAACTTGATTTTATTCAACCTTTAATTCCAAAAGCGAAAGGTTTAAATAAAACATTAATTCCAAATATGTGTTACACAATATATAAAAATAGATTTGGTGAGATTACTGAAGAAGTAAAAATATGGTGCTATCAAAACTTAGGAAATATGAAAACTATTGATTTGTTTTGCACTAATAAAAATTATGAACCAATATCTATAGATAAAACATTAATTGAATTAGAAGATAAAGTTATTGAAACGAGTGATTAATAGTGGACAGAGATGAATTAATGGAGTTGGTGACAACAGAAGACGTTATTAATATATTAAATGATTTAGGTTCTGGGAGTCCCCAAAAAGACAAAAATAATGACAACGCATTACTTTTTTCAACCGTATGTCATGGAGGAAAGAGTCATAAACTTTATTATTATATAGATAGTAAAATCTTCAAGTGTTATACTTCATGTGGTTCAATGAGTCTCTTTGATTTAATTATGTCAACAAATAATGTAGACTTCCCTGAAGCTTTTAAATATCTTTGCAAATATAAAAATATAACCAATTTTGACAAAAAGAAAAGAGGACTACAAAGGAAAGAAGTGGTAAATAAGGATTTAGATTTTCTAAGACTTCATCTTCGTAAAAAAGAAAAACAATTGATAAAACTACCTTCTTACAACAAATACATTTTGAATATGTTTGATGACTATATTCCCATGTCATGGCATTCCGAAGGAATTACAGATGAAATTGCTAATATTTTTCAAATAAAATTCTATATGAATCAATTTAAATGTATAATTCCACATTTTGATACTCATGGTAATTTAGTAGGTATAAGAGCAAGAAATTTCTTACAGCATCAAGTGAGTTCAGGGAAGAAGTATATACCTGTGACTATCCAAAGGTTAACCTATAGATACCCAATTGCATTCAATTTGTTTGGGATATATCAAAATCAAGAAAATATCAGAAAAATAAGAAAAGCAATATTATTTGAGTCTGAAAAAGCAGTTATGCTTTTTGGCAGTTATTTTGGTCAAGAAAATAATATTTCACTTAGTTTATGTGGTACAAATTTTAGTTTATACCAAAGAGATTTATTGCTGTCATTGGGCGTTGAGGAGATCACAATTGCTCTCGATAAAGAATATCAGATTGAGATAATGGACAATAAAGAAAATATTTTAGCCCACAAAGAATACTTAAATTATGTAAAAACTTTAATTAAGTTTTCTAGAATGCTTTCACCATATTGTAATTTATATGTTATTTTATGTTGGGATAGTCGTTTAGCATACAAAGATTCTCCGATAGATAAAAATAAAGAAACCTTTGAACAATTATATAGAGAAAGATATTTATTAGATGAAACTGAATTATTAAACCTAATAGAAAATGAAAGTGAGAATTAGATGAAGAAAATAGATAGAATTGGAGAAGTTAATTTTAATACCTATGGTTTAGCAATGAAAATTATAGAATATAATAATTGTAGGAATATAGTTGTTCAATTTGAAAATGGATATAAAAAGACAACAACTTATCAAGTATTTGAACAGGGGCAAATAACCAATCCATATTTTAAAAGTATCTTTAATCAAGGGTATTTAGGAGTAGGCATATTTAAAACGGATAATAAAGAAGGGCGAAAAAGCAAAGAATATCATGCTTGGACTCATATGTTAGAACGATGTTACAATGAAAAGTTCCAAGAAAAACAACCAACTTACAAAGAATGTTCAGTTTGTGAAGAATGGTTAAACTTTCAAAACTTTGCCAAATGGTACAATGAGAACTATTACGAAGTTGAAGGTCAAGTAATGTCTTTAGATAAGGACATATTATTAAAAGGAAATAAGATTTATTCTCCTGAAACTTGTATGCTTGTTCCGAAAAATATAAACGAATTATTTACTAAAAGACAAAACCATAGAGGCAATTATTCAATTGGTGTAGGTTGGCATAAAAGAGACAATGTATTTTATGCAAGCTGTAGTAACGGCAATGGAAAAAATAAAAGTTTAGGGTATTATAATACAATATTGGAAGCGTTCCAAGCATATCAAAAATATAAGGAAAATCTCACAAAGCAAATCGCGGATAAATATAAAGATAAAATTCCTCAAAAATTATACGAAGCATTATATAATTACAAAGTTGAAATCACAGATTAATAAAATAAAAGGAGGATGTTTAATATCAAATACAAGGTTTTAAATAAAAACTACGATTTAATTAGTGAGAATGAATTATTGGATATTTTATTGAAAAATAGAGGTGTGGAAAATCCAAAAGAAATGTTAAATGTAAGCGAATCCTCCTTGCATGATGGAATGTTGCTTAAAAATATGAATAGAGGATTAGACATGTTTCATTGGCACATTGAAAATAATAGTAAAATACATATTATAGTTGATGTGGACGTTGATGGCACTACATCAGGCACAATAATTGATAATTATATCTTGAATATTAATCCAAATATCATAATTACACATTCTATGAACGAAAAGAAAGTGCATGGAATTGTAGTGAAAAGTCTTGAAGAATATGATTTCAATTTATTGATTGTACCAGATGCAGGTTCTTCAGATGTTAAACAATGTAAAGAGTTAGTGGAAACAAGAGACGTAGATATACTAATTTTGGATCATCACGAAATAGAAGAAATTAATCCTTATGCAGTAGTTATTAATTGCCAAGATGGTCAATATCCCAATATTACATTGTCTGGTGCAGGAGTAGTTTATAAATTTATTAAAGAGTATGATAAAAAATTTGGATTTAATTTTGCTGAAAATAATTTAGATTTAGTAGCAATAGGCATGATAGCAGACTCTATGGACTTGAGAAATTATGAAACACGATATTTAGCTATAGAAGGTTTAAAAACAATAAATAATGAATTTATGAAACAATTCTTAGTAAAAAATAAAATAGAAGATAATAAAAGCGTTGATTTTAAATTTATCGGATGGAAGATTGCTCCTTTTGTTAATGCAGTTACAAGAATAGGCAATGCTGAAGAAAGAAAAGATTTAATAAATGCATTCTTAGGCAAAGAAGAGAAAAAAGAATATCAACCAAGAAGAAAATGTAAGACAGATCCTAAACCAGAAATTATAATACAAACATTACAAGAGTGTATGATTCGAGAATCCACTAATATTAAAGCAAGACAGGATAAGTTAGTTAAGAAATCAATGGAAGATATAGCAGAAATAATTGAAACACAAAAATTGAATGATAATAAAGTAATTATTGTAAATGCTACGAATGTATTAGAAAAGTCTTTTTCCGGATTGGTTGCTAATAAATTAGCAAGTATTTATAAACGTCCAATAATTATTTTGAAACAAATGAAAATAGATGAATTAAAAAATGAGGAAGAAGAAACAGTATTCGGAGGAAGTTTTAGAAGTTATGATTTGTTCCCTGTAGTATCTTTTATGGATGTTTTAAGAGAAATTAATACTTTTATAATGTTAGGTGGGCATCCAAACGCAGGGGGTTTTAAAATTAAAGAAAGCAAAATTCAAGAAACACAAGATAAGTTAAATGAAATGTTTAAAGATGTAGATATTGAAGACGTTTATATGGTGGATTATGAAATCCCTATTGGCAGGTTAAAGGAGAAGCATATTCTTCAAGTAGGTCAATGGGCAGATATTTGGGGGAATACATTAAAAGAACCAATTTTTTGTATTATAGATGTAAATTTAAAGATAGAAGATATTCAATTGCTAGGAGAAAAGAGGAATATTATCAAATTCGAAAAAATAATAGGTAGCAATAAAATTGTATTTATAAAAATGTTCGCAGGAGAGGCATTGTATAATAAGATGATTATGAAAAATCATACCGGATTATCTAAAAAGAATAATAAAGTTAAGTTAGACATCATTGGAAAATTTACATTGAATAAATGGAATGGAAACGAATTTCCCCAAATTGAGATTATTGATTTTAACGTTAGTAAGGAAAAAGATTTTAAATTTTAAATGTAGAAATAAATATTATTGTGTGGTTTACTTATTAGGAAAGGAGCAATAAATATTGACAATATTAGATGAAGATTTTGCACATCTACATGTTCATTCAGAATATAGTAATATTCGCTTTCGTGATTCGGTTAATAAAATAAAAGATATGGTTATTCATGTTAATGAATTAGGGAATAGAAGTATGGCACTAAGTGACCATGAGAATGTTTCTGGGCATATTAAATTTTTAAATACAGTAAAGGAATTAAAATCTAAAGATAAGATACATAAAGATTTTAAGCCAATTCTAGGGAATGAAATATATTTAGTTGATGAAGAAATAATGTATGAAGAAACGAAGGATCAAAATAAAAAACCTAAATTCTATCATTTTCTAATTTTAGCCAAGGATAATGAAGGTCATGAGCAAATGAGAGAGCTATCCACTAGAGCATGGACGAGATTATTCAGCTATAAAGGTGTTGAAAGAGTTCCTACTTTCTATAGTGATATAGAATCAATTTTAGGAGAAAATAAAGGGCATTTGATAGCATCAAGTGCCTGTC